TATGCCATGCTTCAATCACGTTTCCAATCGCACGTCCACCGATTTGCTGCCCTGTCGTATGAGTCACCGCTCCCGTCGCGATGACAACATAACTCGTGCCGTTCCATGTCGCGATTTCCCAGCTTGTGTTACTCACAATCTCTATCATGTAGCCGGTCGGTGTGGCTGTATTCACGTTGTTCGCTCTGAGGATGACACCTTCAGAGTTAGTCGTGGCTACATGAGTCATGTAGGCTTCTTGATCGGCATTAAACAACGTGCCGGTATGCACCAGCCAGTGGTCGTTGACCGTGACATCGGCTGTTAACTGGTTGCTCGCCAAGTTAGCGAACGCAAAGTCCGTGTCAAATTTGACCCACGGACTGGCGATAGGTGTTTCGTTAGCTCTATTGAAACTGTCGATTATTGCAGTCGTAAAAGGCATACTACCCTTACTGCGTAGCTATATTGTGAGCCGTACGAGAATACCCGTGCTGGCGAATACGCCCGTGACTACCCCAGCCTTGCGAACTACCGATATGAATCAATGCTCGCGGATTCGTGCCAGCCAGCTGAATAAACGCTCCACGCTTCACGGTCAACGGCACGTCGGCTAAGTCAATCGGAGGTTCGCTCGCTGTCAAGTTATACAAAATCGCACACACGTTACTTTCGTCATTCGTGTTCGCTACATCCGTATCGTAAATCTTCAGTACATTGTTTGTTGCCGCACCAGGCAGCAACGTCACATTCAGCAATTCTGAATATCCGAGTGCAAGGTGCGTACTCTGCGTTACAAGCACCGTCTCAGGGTATCTGTCACTCATAGGATAAGCACGACCGGCTGAGGCATCAGTTCCGTTATCATCCATCACGACACAGTCAAAGAACATGTGACCTGAAGTTGTTGATAAAGCGTTCCTGACACCGATAGCGCTTGTCGTCAAAGCGATATGTGTAATCGTCGTGACCTGTGCAACCTGTGTCCCATCGACATAAAGCGTTGTCTTGCCTGTACCGCCTGTCTCAACGTCTACCTCAAGCTCTAAGCAATACCAGCGACCACGCTGTAGTAACGAGGTTGCAAACGCTGTGGGAGCAACCTTGCCTGTACCGATTTCCACAGCACCAGTAGCAGCTGTGATTCGAAGTCCGATGACACCCTGGACAGCAGCCGCACTCTGACGCTCAAAGATGTTAAGCGTATCGTCGGCTGTGGCGGTAAAGTTCTTGCCAAGGAAGAAGTAAAACCGATCATAACTGAGTTTAGTATTCGCAACAACGGCTGCTTCAATCAGCGTGTGATCGTTCGCATCTCCACCAAGCACGATTTCCATGCAGTACGCGCCACGCCACGGAGCAATCGCTCCGACTATGGTTGTGTCATACCGTGCCAACCACGAGTAATGCCTGAAGTTCAAAATACCTTCAGAGTCAGTTTCGCTGTCATATCCACCTCGTGTACCAAGTTCAAAATTCTCTTCAAATGTAGGGGGCCAGGATGCCATGTTGTTCCTTTACCGTGGCTAATTAGACCGTTGTTAGGTCCGGCACGGCCTCAAGTTGTTCGTCGAGTTGTCTCTCTTCTTCTGCTTTCTTCTTCTTGGCTTCTCTCGCGTTGGCTAAACGTTGAACTAATATAGCGTGTTGCTCAGGCGTAGCAGGCGTCTTTCTCTTATCGGCGTCTTCGTCTTCGTTGGCGACATGAGCATCCAGCTCCGCACTGTCAAACGAGTCTATCGCCTTGTTCACTTCACTCTCTGCGTCTTCCTCAGTCAGTCTGCGCTTGCTCTGTTCAAGAGCGGTATTCTGTGGAGCGTCCAACGGCCACAACTCAGGGTCTATGTCTGAGTACGACATAGCACCAGCAATCTGAGCATCTGTACGCATTCTGTTTGATGCACCACTAGGCCGGTACCGCTCAATGTTGGCTAGATCCTTGTCAGAGTTATCAGGATTCAACTGAATCTTGATATTCTTCCACATACGGATGAGCTTCTTGTTGGCCTTCTCCCACTTCGTATGCCAGTCCACAGCACCAGCTGGATTCTTGCGCATCACCTCTTCAGTCGGCATGTTGGTAGTGATACGCTTAATGAGCTTCTTTTCGAGTGAGGCAAGCGTGTCTTTTTCTTTACCAGTCAACGGCTCAGGAGACTGTGTGTCTAACTGCCGCTTCGCCTTATTGATATTTGAGCGCATCGTGCCTTGGTCATCAGGCTTTGCGTGCGGCAACATCTGTTCAGCTTGAGCGATATCTGCGTGTAACTGTTCACGTTGAGGATGACGGAGTAAGTTTGTGTTAAGATCTTTCATATATCCTTTAAGCATAGTCATGTAATGACTTGCTATTGCAGTCTTATGGAGACTGGAACCACGCTTTACAGCGATTAGAACGACCAGACTAACTATGTGACTTATGAATGTAAATTGTAGGCTACGTTGGTATAAACAGTAGGGCTAGAGTCGCCATCCCAAGTGATACTAACCGAGCCAAGCGACAGACCGTTCCATGCGCCAAATTTATAAACTCCGTTTGCGATAAGGTCTCCGCTAGGTTCTATTGTGGTATCGGTATAAATAGCTAAAAAGTCTTTCTTAACCTTATGCGGGATGAGCGTGAGATGCACAGTATAAGTTTGTGGCGCAGCATTTGGATTAGTAGAATCTGTAAAATTTGCTACTGTTGCCATGTTAAAGTAATAAGGCGTAGGCATTTATATTTCTCCAAGTTGTGTAATTGAACGCGGGACACCGTAATACTTGTTACCATTTACTGTATGTGTATAAACAGGTTTTGCATCTGGTAATACCACAACGCTGTCATTTCCAGATTTCAACGCTGGACACCATTTGCCTGCATGTCTACGCGCTGTAATGGTGACTGGAAAATGGTGGTCAAATATAGTGCCTTGGTCAATGTTGACTGTGTATCCTAGCTCTTGTACTTCATGGCAAAACATCATATCTTCTTGTAATCTGCCAGGGTCAAGCTGCCCGCACTTAAACCACGGATACCCAATCTTATCCAAAACAGGTTTGCGAACAAGCATGCCTGCTTGTCCTATAAAATCGCCTTTAGGCAAAGGTAACAGCCCGTCGCCTGACAGTTCATCCCAGTGATACAAAACCATATCTTCTTGCCAAAACCCAGTACTAGTATCAGCAGGGCCGTGCATAATACACGGACTCCACGGCGGAACTTTACACGGTGTAATCGGTACAACAACATCAACATCAAAATCTAAAAGCCGCATAAGCAAGGTTGGTTCAAACGAATGATCGTCACCCAAAAACCAAACCCAATCGCCCACCATCGCTTTAATGCCACTATTAAAGTTTTGCGTTATATCACAGCTACGCACAATGTTTAACTTGGTGCCTACAGGTGCGCCAAGATTATCTAGCGACATTGTAAAATTGTAGTATCTAGGCTGGATAGCTGCAGCCACAACTACTGTGCCGCAAGCGTGCCTTGTATCAGTCAAATGAACCATGTACCCCTCCAGGTTTAAGGTGGCTGATAGGCTCAACCACCAGAAGCCGTTACGCTTATGCGTTACTTAACAAGACTCCACCTGTAGTACCAGCTGTATAACTTTCAGCAAGAATAGCGTCAGCAGTCGCTGTTGAAGCAATGCCGTCGCTGCCTACTGGGAAATAGCAACGCAATACTTGAAACGAACCATCCACGGTTTGACCAGTAGTGTTAATCCCTACCGTCATAACTGTAGTAGCCGATGTAGGCGTGATAAAATCGCAATCACGTGCCATTACGCCTAGTGTACCGGCATTGGATGAAAGAATAGCCGCTGCCCATGCAGCAGTACCTTTCAACTGGAATGTGCTTTGCTCAATAGTTAAACCGTGAGCTGTTCCAAGCACGTTAACACCAGGGCCGTTCGCTCCTGACGCAGCAGCAGTACCTGATAAGAAATAGCAGCGACTTACCAAAACATCTTCTAGCAAATCAGCAGTTACACCAGCAGGAACAGTTATTCCATAAGTAGTAACTGAAGCTGTAGCTATCAAATGGAACGTGCAATCATGCACGTATGCTCTGTTAGCCGCACCAGACAACGGAGCGAGACTGATCCCACGTCCACCAGCAGCCGGAGGGGCGAAGTGAATGTGTGCAATCTCAGTATCTGTCGCTGAGACTGTGAAAATAATACCAGCAGTCGCTGTGCTAGTAATTTGCGTCTTCATACGCTTACCAGCAGGACCACGAGCATTTTCTAGCTGGTTATTGCCAGGAATACCTGTAAACGTTAACCCAGCTTTTGTAATCGCAACCGTGGCACTCACCGAGTGTGAACCAGGCATGAGAATAATCACATCGCCGACGTTCGCATCTGCCAACGCAATCGCTCTGTTTACTGTTCTAACTGCCCGTTCAGGCGAAAGACCGTCATTATCGTCTGACGATTCATACGCCTTGCCTTCTACTGTATATGAGTTAGAAGGTGCAACCCAGAAATACCTACCAGTCGTGACAGGGAGTGTTCCCCAAAACGAACCATACTTCGTCAAAAAAGCCATACCTATCCTTTTGGCACTATTCGAATCCGCAAGCGTTACGCGCCCCTAACGTGCGTCAGAATTATTTTGTATAAGATTGGTCGATATCTGAATTCGCCCACATCTTCTTGCGAGGTTTCTTTGGCTTCATGCTATTGACTTTCGCCAACCCTACCTCACTCTTTTTTAACAAATCTTTTTTCATATAACCTTTGGAGCCTAATGGAGGAATCCAACCCCCGTCATTACCGTACAAAGGGAATATCCTAGCACTGAACGAATCAGGCCCCGAAAGCGACTCGCCTACCTATCTTGCGAAATGCCATTGGGCATTTGTCAGTAGGCCAGAACCTTTTAGCTGACTTCAGCTCCAGCAATCCATCTCCAATTCAGCCACATATACGAATATCGGCAGTACGCACGCCACTTGGCTACGAAACTGTCGAACTCTTCTGCCTTGCCAAATTCAAGAGGAATACGGTCAAACCACACTAGCCACTGCTTCGCGTTCTTGCTGTCTAACATAAACCAATTGTTCGTGTCAGTCAGGAACTCCCAATCCGTGCCAGACCACCTGCCATTACCCTGAGGGTTGTAGGTGTTATTCGCACTCGCAGGATCTTTCTGAGACTTCAGAATCTCATCCGCCCTGTCAGCAAGCTCAATAGGATACAGGAGCTTATCCGGCATCACACTGATCTTGTTGGCCACGTCTCCACGGAACCCCCTCATCTGAGTGCGAAGTGCGGAAATTGCTGTGGCAGAAAACGCACTGGTGACATAGTTATCAAAACCAGTCGATGTAGACGCACCAGAATTCGTTGTGTGGTTGTCACTACATAGCGAAACGGCTTCCGTATTCGTATAGAAAAACGTATCCACGTTGAACGCAAAGTTGAACACTCTGGCTCCGTGACCCTG